TGGTAGTCAAAAAATAACAGGACTTGCTAGTCCTGTAGCTACAACTGATGCTACAAATAAAGCATATGTCGATTCTTTAGTTCAAGGTCTAGACCCTAAAGCTTCAGCTCAAGCTGCAACAACAGCTAGCATTACATTATCTGGTACACAGACGATTGATGGTATTGCTTTATCAGCTGGCGCCAGAGTTTTAGTTAAGAATCAAACAACTGCATCACAAAACGGAATATATGTAGTAGCTGCTGGTGCATGGGCAAGAAGTACTGATGCTGATTCATTTGCTAAATTAGTTAGTGCATACTTATTTGTTGAACAAGGTTCAACTCAAGCAGATACTTCATTTACATGTACTGTTGATACTGGAGGTACATTAGGTTCAACCGCCATTACATTTGTTCAATTCAGTGGAGCAGGTACAAATACTGCTGGTACTGGTCTAACATTATCAGGTAATGCTTTCAGTATTACTAACACAGGCATTAGTGCTGGTAATAAAGGTAGTGCATCTGCAGTACCAGTTATAACTGTTAATGCTCAAGGACAACTTACAGGTTCAACAGACGCTGATATTGCAATCGCAGCTACACAAGTTACTTCAGGTACATTAGCAGTTGCTCGTGGTGGTACCAACGCAACATCATTTACAAATAATCAAATAGTTCAATTTGATGGAACAAGACTAGCATCATTAGCTAGTCCATCTTATTCACTAACAGGAAGTTTGGGTGCAGCTAAAACCATAACTTCATTAACAGTTGATGCTTACGGAAGAACAACGGCTGCTACTGGAGCTGATATTGCAATTGCAGCTTCACAAGTTACATCAGGTTCATTTGCAGTAGGTACTGGTGGTACAGGAAGAACAACTCTAGCAGCAAATGGAGTATTAGTAGGAGCAGGAACAAGTGCAGTGACATCATTAAATTCATCTACAGAAGGCCATCTATTACAAGTAAATGGTTCAGGTGTTCCAGTATTTGACATGTTACAAGGTGGCACATTTTAATTAAACATATTATGAGAGGTCTATATCATGGCAGAAACCAACGACAAGTTTTTAAGTAAGTATAATGAAATAATTTTTGAGAATTTAGATTCAATATTAAGACAGAATATGATGTTTCAAACACAAATATCATTTCTAGAAGAAGCAGTTAAAGATAAAGAGCAGTTAGAGAAGAATCTATATGCTAAAGAATCAGAAATTGATTTAACAAGTGAACTTGCTCATTTAAAAAGTGAGTTAAAAGATAAAGAAGAAATTTTAGCTATATCAGGAGATGGAAGTCCTGATGCTCATAGATTACAAAATGCATTGAATACTCAAATGAAAGATGCAACAATTAGAAAAAGGCAAATAGCAAATTTAGAGTCTGAAAAAATAGTTGATAAGAGAACTATTGCTGAACAAAGAAAGTACATTCAGAAATTAGAAAAGATGTTGCCAAAAGAAAAGAAAATTAGAGTACTTCCAAAAACTGAGCCAAAAGTAGTTGCTAAAAAAGTAGTAAAAAATGCAGTTAAGAAAAACAAAGTAAAAGAAGATAAATTAGATTTAATAATGAAATCAGATGAAGATGTTTCTTCTGGTGGAACTTTTTAGGCATACTGAATTAAATGGCAAAGAAAACCGAAATAAAATTATTCAATTCAAGCACCGCAAGTGCGGTGCCATCTCTTGGTGTTATAGCTATTGGTGAATTAGCTTTAAACTATTCTGATGGTATTATCTATTTCAAAACTGCAGCAAATACTCTTGGTCAAATAAAAACCACGCAAGTAGCGGGTCTAAACACAGAAATTCAATTCAACAACTCCGGTTCATTTGCAGGTAATTCAGCAGTAACATTTTCTCCGGCTCAAAGTAAAGTTACAGTGCCAGGATTAAGTGTTCGTGGAGCATATAGTTTGCCAATAGCTGATGGTTCTGCAGGTACGGTATTAACAACAGACGGCTCCGGTGCTGTTACTTTTGCAGCAGCTTCAGGCGCTACAATTGGTGATGTACTCGCTCTCTCAATTGCATTAGGATAAAAGGTAGATTATGTCAAAACCAACAACTAGAAATCAACACAAAGATTACTGCTTACGCAGACTCGGACATCCTGTCATTGAAATTAATGTAGATGACGACCAAGTAGAAGACCGTATTGATGATGCAATACAATTCTTTCAAGATTATCATTTTGATGGCGTAGAAAAGATGTATTTAAAACATCAAATTACAGCTGCAGATGTTAGTCGTAAATGGATATATGCTCCTGATAGTGTTGTATTTGTAACTGGCGTAATGCCATTTACTGACACATCTGGAATGGGAATGTTTGATATTAGATATCAATTAAGATTAAATGATTTATTTGACTTTACATCTGTATCATATGTATCTTATGAGATTACAATGCAACATCTTAGAACACTAGAGTTATTAATGGTGGGTACACCTCAATTTAGATTTAATCGGCACCAAAACAAAGTTATGCTAGATATTGACTGGACATTAGATGTTTCTCCTGGCGATTATGTTGTTATTGAATGTTATAGAGCATTACAACCAGATTACATTGATATAACAGGTACATTAAGTGCTACAACTTCAGCCAATACACTTACAGGAACTGGAACAACATTTGACCAACAACTTCTTGAGAATGACTTTATAACATTGAGTGATGGAAAACAAGTACAAGTTAATAAAATATTATCTCCAACAATCATACATTTAAAAGAAAATCCAGTAGCTGCTATAACTAACGGAACTGCTATCATAGAAGGAGTAGCAGATGTTTGGAATGATAGATTCTTAAAACAATATAGCACTGCTAAGATTAAATATCAATGGGGTAGCAACTTAAGTAAATTTGCTGGCATACAAATGCCTGGTGGAGTAACTTTAGATGGTCCTCGAATTATGGAAGAAGCTCGAGTCGAAATCGAAAAGATAGAAGAAGAAATGCAGGTAATGAATGTTCTTCCATCTGAAATATTTTATGGATAATTAGCCATGGGAACTAATCTATATTTTAATAATTTTCCTAAGGGCATAACACAAGAACAACTGACTGTTGAAGACCTTGTGATTGAAGCGATGAAGATGTATGGTATGGATGTTTGGTACATGCCACGCACCTCTGGTGATACTGTGGACTTCATATATGGCGAAGACCCATTAAAACAATATATGTCTGCATTTTCTCAAGAGATGTATCTAGAGAATATTACTGGTATGGATGGCGAAGGCGATTTCATATCTAAATTTGGTTTAGAAATACGAGATGAGATAACACTTCTTATGTCTCGTAGAAGATTTGCTATGATGGCTGACCAAAAGAGGCCTCTTGAAGGCGATTTAGTTTATGTTCCTGTGGTAGATGCCTTTTTTGAAATTACATTTGTTGAACACGAAAATGACCAAGCAATGTATCACACATTAGGTCGTGGCCGTGGTGGCAATGTTTATGTTTATGCTTTAAAACTTAAACAGTTTGTATTCTCTAATGAACTTGTTAGTACAGGTGTCGAAGAAATTGATACAGTAATAAGAAAGTTCTATCCAAGAACAAGACAAACTATTTCAAATATGCATAATGGCAAGTTTGTTAATGATGAGATTGTATATCAACCATTGGTTGCAACACGCCCAGCTTTAGCTAATTCAACTGCTCGTGCAATTGTATTTGATTTTAATCCAAACACATCAATTGATATTATCAGAGTTCAAGGAGCATTTGCAAATAATGCCAACTTGGTTGGTAATACATCAGGTTCAGTCGCAACAATTAGTATTGTTGATGAGAACTTTAATGCTAATAATGCATTTGAATCTATAGACGATAATATGAGATTTGAAGCTGAAGCCGATTCTATAATTGACTTCACAGAAACAAATCCTTTTGGAGAAGCATAGATGCTAGGCAATTCACACTTTTATAATCGTACTATGAGAAAAGTCATTGTAGCTTTTGGCTCAATGTTTAATGATATTGTGTTACAAAGATATACAGCTGACGGTGTAACTGCTAAAACACATTTTAAAGTTCCTTTGTCTTATGGTGCCAAAGAAAAGTATATAACAAGAATTACATCTGACCCTAATCTAACAAAAGCTGTTCAGTCTGTTGTACCTCGTATTTCATTTGAGTTATCTGGATTAGATTATGATACAACTAGAAAACAATTATCTAGTGTAATGAACTTTGCAGCTAATACAGCAGCAAATCCAGCATCAGGCACTCAGAATCTTAGAACACAATATGTTCCTGTTCCTTATAACTTTCAGTTTAACATGTCTCTTTATGTAAGAAACACTGAAGACGGCACACAAATTCTAGAACAGATATTACCATTTTTTACTCCAGATTTTACTGTTACTGTAGATTTTATTTCTGACATGGACCAAAAATATGATATGCCTGTAGTCTTAACTTCTGTTACACCAAGTATAGAGTATGAAGGTGATATGACAACTACTCGATTGATTATTTGGGATTTAACATTTACTGCAAAGGGTTATATATGGCCTCCAGTTAAAGAAGGTAAAGTAATTCGCCAAGCAAATACAAACCTCTTCATAGAAACAGCTAATAAAACTGCTCAAAAAGTTTTTGTTGAAGATTGGGCTAATAATCATTCTAATGTAACTACTGGAAAAAGTAACTATTTTATTGATGAAGAAACTATCTTTGCAACTAAAACCACAGATGGTAAAACTATAGATGTTAAAGGTGATATGGCTTACTTCAGTAATTCTAATACTGGAATCGTAATTGTAACTAACCTAAATACTTTATTGAAAGCAAACGATATAATTGAAGGCGTTACATCACATGCATCTTATACTGTAAAGAGTGTTGATAAAGAACCTCTTAAGACAGTTGTAATCACAACAACGCCAGACCCTGTTTCAGCTAATGCTGAAGATGAGTATGGATTTTCTGAAACAATTACTGAGTTCCCATTCACATAATGAGTAAAACTAACGATAAGTTATCAGAACTTTTCAATGTAGATAATGAGAAAGACTTTGTTCCTACAATGGAAATTTTACCTGTTCCAACAAAAAAACAAGAGATTGTTCCTGTCAAAGAAGTAGCAGAACAAGACACCGAATTTGCTAGAGAAAATATTAAAGGTTTAATTAATAAAGGTGGTGAGGCTTTAGATAATCTTCTAGCTGTTGCTAGAGAGTCTGAACACCCTAGAGCATATGAAGTAGCTGCTGCGATGATTAAGAATCTATCTGATTCCAATAAAGATTTGTTAAATATACAAAAAACTCGTAGAGATTTAACAAAAGATGAGAATGGAATTGCAGGAAATACAAAAAATATGAATATAGACAAGGCTCTTTTTGTTGGTTCTACAACAGAATTGATTAAAGCATTGAACGATGTAGAAAAAAACACGATTAAAGATGTGACTCCTGAGAACGATAAATAGAAGATAAGAGGATATAATATGGACGAAACACTTAATGAGATGATGAAGAAAGTTCTTGCTGATACATTTGCTTTGTATCTCAAGTCACATAACTATCATTGGAATATAGAAGGCTCAAATTTCCCCCAATACCATGAATTTTTTGGTAAACTATACTTAGAACTATTTGCATCAGTAGACACTATCGCAGAACAAATTCGTGCTTTAGACTCTTATGCTCCAGGTTCATTTTCTCGTTTTCAAGAACTATCAGATATCGAAGACGAACTAACAGTACCAAATGGTATTGAAATGGCAACAAAATTATTAGAAGACAATGAGGTTGTTATAGCTTCATTATCAATGGCATTACAATTAGCAACTGAACTTGACAAACAAGGATTAATAAACTTTTTAGCAAATCGAATAGACATTCATAGCACACATCGCTGGATGCTTAGAAGTATTATTAAATAAATTACATTATGGCTGAGCAACAACTGAGACCAAGTGACGGCTACATGGGCAATATTAGGTTGAAGCGTGTAGGTGTCGATATAAGTTATTCTGAAGAACAAGTGGCTGAACTAGTCAAGTGTTCTAAAGACCCTGTATATTTCATTAAGAATTTTGTTCAAATAGTTAATGTTGATTTAGGTTTAGTACCTTTTGATATGTGGCCATTTCAAGAAGATATGGTCAGGTCTTTTCATAAGAATAGATTTAACATTGCAAAGATGCCACGACAATGTGGTAAAACAACAACTTCGGTTGGATATATGTTATGGTCTGTTTTATTTAATGAAGATTATACTATTGGTATTCTTGCTAACAAAGGCTCTCTTGCTAGAGAAATTTTAGGAAGATTACAAAAGGCTTACGAGTATTTGCCTTTATGGTTACAACAAGGCATTTTAGTTTGGAATAAAGGTAATATAGAATTAGAAAATGGTTCTAAGATATTTGCTTATGCAACATCAGCTTCTGGTGTTCGTGGCGGTACTTACAACTTAGTATTTTTAGATGAGTTTGCTTTTGTACCTCATAACATGGCATTAGAGTTTTTCCAGTCAACATATCCTGTGATATCATCTGGTTCAACTACTAAAGTAATTATAGTCTCAACACCAAATGGGTTGAATCTATTTTATAAGATGTGGGTTGATGCACAAGAAAAACGCTCAACATATCAACCACTCGAAGTCCACTGGTCAATGGTGCCAGGTAGAGATGCAGAATGGAAAGATGAAACGATAAGAAATACAAGTGAAGAACAATTTCGTATTGAGTTTGAAACAGAATTTGTTGGTTCAAGTGCAACCTTAATTTCTGGTAGTAAATTGAGAAGTCTTGCATTTCATAATCCAATCCGTACAGATGACGGTTTAGATATATATGAGGAACCACAAGAAGGACATTTATATATTGCGGCTGTTGATTGTGCTGAAGGAGTTAATTTAGATTACTCAGCAATAATGGTAATAGATGTAACAGAAACTCCGTACAAACAAGTTGCTAAGTATCGAAATAATAAGTTACCATTGTTGTTTTATCCAACAGTAATTTATAAAATAGGTACAATGTATAATAATGCTTTTGCATTAATAGAAACAAATAATATTGGTCAACAAGTTGTAGACATTCTACACTATGACCTAGAATATGAAAATATTTACAAGTTAGAACATCATCATATAAAAGGACAAGCTATATCTGGTGGTTTTAAAAGGTCAACAACATTTGGCGTTAGAACTACAAAGACTGTTAAAAAGATTGGTTGTGCTAACCTAAAAACATTAATTGAAAACGACAAACTTATATTAAATGATTTTGACACTATTGCTGAATTAAATACTTTTGCCCGACAGAGAGATTCTTACGGTGCTGAAGAAGGCAATAACGATGACCTAGTTATGGGTTTAGTTTTATTTGGTTGGTTGACTGCACAATCGTTGTTTAGAGATGAAACAGATGTGGATGTAAGAAAACAATTGTTGGCAGAAGCAAATATGTTAATAAATGAAGAATTAACTCCAGTCGGAGTATTTGATGATGGACGAGAAGTAGAAAGCGAGGTGGATTCAGAAGGAGACCTGTGGAAGAATAGTGATATAATAAAGAACTATCCAACCTCAACTTTCTAAAACACTAAATAGAGTATAAATTAAAAATATATATTCACACAATTATTGACCCATTTATAAGAGGAGTAATCAAATGGCATTTCAGCTCTCACCGGGGGTAAATGTATCAGAAATAGACCTGACTACAATTGTCCCTTCAGTTGCCACTAGTATTGGTGGTATTGCTTTAAAAGCCGTATGGGGTCCAGTTAGCGAAGTAATAACTATATCAGATGAAGCACAGCTTGTCAGAATTTTCGGCAAACCTGATTCAACTAATTATGAATTCTGGTTCACAGCGTCAAATTTTTTAGCATATTCAAGTAATTTAAAAGTAGTTCGAATTAGAGAAGGCGGACATCTTAACTCAACAGTTACGACTTCAGCTTTAGCTGCTCCGGGCATTTACATACCAAACGATGAAGTATGGGACGCACAATATTCAGGAGGTGCTCTTACTTACGGCGCTTACGCTGCAAAATATCCTGGTCTCAAAGGCAATTCATTACAAGTTTCAATTGCTGATGCAGCCATGTATGATGCATGGGCATATAAATCAAACTTTACAGACCAACCTACAACTTCTGCAGCTGCAGCGGCTGCTGGGTCAACTTTCGATGAGATTCATGCTATTGTTATTGATAGACTTGGAGAATTCTCAGATGGAGTTGCTAACACTGTTTTAGAAGTATTTCCATTCATGTCTAAAGGTAGTGATGCTAAAGATGATTCAGGTAATGCAAACTTCTATAAAGATGTTATTACTCAACAATCACGATATATTAGATTCATGGCACATCCAGTTGCACCGAACTTAACTTCGGGTAATTGGGGAACTTCAATTATATCATCTACACCTAAAGTATTTAAAAACTTATCAACTCAAACTACATTCACATTAACAAATGGTGCTGGCTCAGGAGTAACTGCTGCTAACACAATAATTGCTTATGATGAATTTAATAATGCAGATACCGTTGATGTTAATTTACTAATGGCAGGACCAACTACAGGTGCAACAGTAGCTCAGAAAGTAATTACTTTGGCTGGAACAAGAAAAGATGCCATGGCATATGTTTCACCACAGAAAGCAGATGTAGTAAATGCTGTAGCTCCTGCGACAACAGCAGTTGCTTATAGAAATTTATTAACATCATCTTCATACGCAGTTATGGATTCTGGATGGAAATATCAATATGACAAGTACAATGATGTATATCGTTGGGTACCTTTAAATGGCGATACTGCTGGTCTAACAGCGAGAAGTGACCTCGAAAGAGACCCTTGGTTCTCACCTGCTGGTCCTACTAGAGGCATCATGCGAAATGTATTGAAACTTGCATGGAATCCTACAAAGGCAGAAAGAGATGCTCTTTATACAAAGGGTATTAATCCAGTCATGACATTCCCAGGCGAAGGCACACAATTATTTGGTGACAAAACATTGTTATCAAAACCATCTGCCTTTGATAGAATTAATGTTCGAAGATTGTTTATTATAATTGAGAAAGCAATTGCTCGCTCAGCTAGATTCTCAATGTTTGAATTCAATGACCAGTTCACAAGAGCTGCATTTGTAAATCTCGTTGAACCATATCTAAGAGATATTCAAGGTCGTAGAGGTATTACAGACTTTAGAGTGGTTTGTGATGAGTCAAATAATACAGGAGAAGTAATTGATGGTAACAGATTTGTTGGTGATATTTACATCAAACCAGCAAGGTCAATCAACTTCATTCAACTAAACTTTGTTGCAGTTAGAACCGGCGTTTCATTCGATGAAGTCGTTGGACAATTCTAATAAATAGATTAAACAGGAGAAATTAAATGGCATTTAATGTAAACGAATTTAGAAGTCAAATGATTGGTGATGGTGCTCGTCCCAATCTGTTTGAAGTTTCTATGCCTTTTCCTGCATTTTCTAATGCTGGAAACGCACAACAAAAAATGACCTTCATGTGTAAAACTGCACAACTACCGGGCGCTACGCTCGGTGTTGTACCAGTTCAATACTTTGGTCGTGAACTTAAATTTGTAGGTAATAGAACCTTCATGGACTGGACAATCTCAGTTATTAATGATGAAGACTTTAGTGTCCGTAATGCCTTCGAAAGATGGATGAACGGTATTAATAGTCATGCACTTAATGTGAGAAATCCACTTGCAACCTCACCTGGCGGATATTCCGTTGATGGTCAGGTAACGCAATTTGGTAAATCTGGTGACGGTATTAAAAAGTACAACTTTGTCGGATTATTTCCAACCGACTTGACACCAATCGATGTTGATTGGGGTGCAAATGATACAATGGAAGAATTTTCGGTTACTCTATCATACCAATGGTGGGAGTCAGTCGAAGACGGTGTTGTGTAATAGGATGGCCTCTCTGGCCATCACTATTTTTTTATAGGATGATAAATTATGGCGATTAAACTTTTCGGATTTACGCTCGGCAAAAAGGACATTGAGGAGACCTCAGCGTCCAAACAGCCTTCCTTTACTTTACCAAGTACAACTATGGACGATGGTGCTGTTACCGTTAGCGGTAATGCTCATTATGGTACATATCTTGATTTAGAAGGTTCGGTTCGTAACGAGATAGAACTTATTACTAGATATCGGGAGATGGCAAACCATGCTGAAATGGAAATGGCCATTGACGATATTGTCAACGAAGCAATTACACATGATGAATCCGGCAAATCTGTCGATATTCGTCTAGACAACCTCAGACAACCAGACTCAATAAAGAAAAAAATCAGAGAAGAGTTTAACAATGTATTATCAATGTTAAATTTTAATAATTATGCTGATGATTTATTTAAGAGATGGTACATTGATGGTAGAATTTACTATCATATAGTGGTTGATGAAAACAAACCTAAAGAAGGTATTCAAGAATTAAGATACATTGACCCACGCAAGATTCGTAAAGTGCGTGAAGTTAAGAAAGTAAAAGACCCTAAAACCGGTGCAATGATTATAGAATCAATGGCCGAGTATTATGTTTATAATGATAAAGGTCAATCAACACAATCTTTTGGACAAAATGTAAATTCTGGTCTAAAGATATCTCCTGAATCCATTATTAATGTTAATTCTGGACTTATGGATGCAAAGAACACTTTTGTAATTTCATACTTACACAAGGCAATTAAACCACTTAATCAATTAAGAATGGTTGAAGATGCTATTGTAATTTATAGATTATCAAGGGCACCTGAAAGACGAATATTTTACATCGATGTGGGTAACTTACCAAAAGGTAAAGCTGAACAATATCTAAAAGATGTAATGGTTAAGTATAGAAATAAAATGGTTTATGATGCATCAACTGGTGAGTTAAGAGACGACAGAAAACATATGTCAATGCTAGAAGATTTCTGGTTACCTCGTAGAGAAGGTGGCAAAGGAACAGAAATTACTACATTGCCTGCTGGTCAAAATCTTGGCGAATTAGAAGATGTAAAATACTTTAAGAATAAACTTATGCAGTCTTTAAATGTTCCAATCTCAAGAATGGAACCAACAAGCGGAGGTATGATTGGTTTAGGTCGGTCAACTGAAGTAACAAGAGATGAAGTTAAGTTTGGTAAATTTATAACACGACTAAGAAATAAATTTTCACAAGTATTTGACCATGCTTTAAAAACTCAATGTGTGCTTAAAGGCATTTGTTCCCTAGAAGATTGGGGTCACATGAAAGAACACATTTACTATGACTATCTTAAAGATAATAATTTCACTGAACTAAGAGAAGCTGAATTGCTTCGTGAAAGAGTTAATCTTCTTAGTGTTGTAGACCCATATATTGGTCGTTACTACTCAACAGAGTGGGTTAAGAAAAATGTTCTGCATATGTCTGGAGAAGAAATTGAAACAATGGAAACAGAAATTGCAGATGAACAAGAAAGTGGTGTTACATTTGGCCAAAGCGAAGTAGATGCTAGTCAATTTCCACCAGAAGATAACACAAAGGATGCTGACGATACTGAATCAGAAACACCAGAACTTGATGATGATGTATCTAAGTTTGCCGGCATAAATAAAGAATAACGGAGAAAAATTATGACAGAAATAGTTGATTTTATAAACCAAGTAGCTTCAGCTCAAGCTAAAGATGCTTCAGAAAGTCTAGACAATCTTTTATCACAAAGAGCGTTTCAAGGACTAGATGATAAGAAAACAGATATTGCAAAAGACATGTTTGCTGATATTAATCCTATGTCACAGGATGAAATTAATAATCCTGATGAGATTAATCAGAACACTGGTTATCAAGACTATGAGGTTCCAGAAGTTGAAGTACAAAATACAGCTGATGAAGAGCCAGAGTTTGAACCAGAAGGCGACCATATTCAGCGTCTAGACGATACTCAACACTTTTAAGGTAAAGATTCAATGAAAAGTTTATTAGATTTTAAAGGCACTAAGCCACTAATCGAAGCTAAGAAGGTCGATAAAAAAGACTATAAAAAGTTTGACATTCTTGTTCGTGCTGGATTAGCTGATAAAACTAAGTTAGCAAAACTCCATCGTATATTAGATAAAATGGAGACTGACCGACCTGTATTTCCTCCTCATGAGAGAAGGTTACTACAAGACTTATTTGGTAAAATGGTTGGACTTCTAACAGATAACCCACAGATTTTTCAAAGAACAAGAAGAGCTGTTCGTGAAGAAGTGGAACTTCCTATTGAACTAGAGCAGGTAGTAGAAAAGAAAGGTGATAACCCTAAAGACCCACCTTTTGTTTTACTTCTTAAGAGAAAATCTTTCAGACCATATCCTAATGGCATGAAAGTTGCATTGTATTATAATGCTAAATTAAACAAATACTTTACAGTTCCTTATGGTCCTAAAGGCATTCAAACTCCTTTACAATCCGAAGAGGTAAACCGACTAAATAATGGAACATTTGAAGAAAGTACAATGGACCATTTGCATAACATTGTTGCAAACAAACAGCATAAGACTGTAAAGTTTGCAAATGGAAAATCACAAAAGGTTGACCATTATACAGCAAGTGCTATGACTAATGTACATAAGTCTTTGAATGATGCTAATAAAAAGAAATATGCAGACATGGTACATAAAAGTCCTGAACACTTTAGAAGAGGTTCAGACTTCGCATTTAAAGCCCACAGTGCTGCTGGTGGTAATAAAGCTAAAGATGCAAAATGAGTTTTTTAGACTTACTTATAGCTAATAAGCTAGACGAAGCAAAAGAATTAATTAATGCTCGTCTGAATGAGATAACATCTAAGTATCTAGAAGAAGCAAAAAAGCATGAAGCAGCTGATAGATTTGATTGGATTGAAGAAGAGTCAATTGAAGAAATAGACGAAGCTACTAAAAGAAACCCAAACATAATAAACATGGGTCGTGTTAGAAGAATTCGTAAAAGAATAAGGCGTAATAAAAAAGGTAGAATCACGGTTCAGAAAAATAGAAGGCGGTCTAGACTTAAAGGCTATAAGATTTCTGGAAATACGGTAAGAAGAATACCTGCCACAACAAGATTGAAGAAAGCTAGACTATTAAGAAGAGCATGGAAAACAACAAGAAGAGCGAAACTGCGCCGCTCTCTCATTAAAAGAAGGATGTCTTTGCGTAGAAGAAGTGCAATGGGATTAAAATAAAATGACACAGAATATACAAGTACAATCGGCCGAAGTGACTTTAACAGTTCTTGGTGCAGCCAGTCCAACAATCGGTACAGTTGCTGTAGCAGATACAGCTTTTGGGATAACAATATCAACTGGTGCTCCAGTTAATGTTGGCGATACAATAGTAGTAACTGGTTCACAACCAGCTGGTCGTATCGTAGGATATAATAATGGTGCAAATAATTTCTATAGAGTTAAACAGGTTACTGGTCAACTTGTTAGTGGAGTTGAGACAGATGTGCAGGCATGGCCACTTACAGTAACAGCTAAACTTGAAAATACAGATGGCACAGCTGTTGTTACAACTGCTGGTGCTACAACAGGTTTAACATTTAAAGTTAATGGTAGTCCTCAAAATATTAATTATGCGAGACGAGTAAGACTTATTAATACTACAACTGCGACAAATAAAATTACAGTAACGACAGCTACTGGTGCTGTTAAAGGTTCGTTTACAATGAGTGCCGCTCTTGTGGCAGGAAACAATCAATCTATAGCATATGTAGTTAAAGAATATGATGATAAAATTTATGCGGCAAGTGCTTGTCTTGGTACAAAAATAGCTCTCGGAGAATAATAGAATGAAACTAATAAGAGAAACCGTAGAAAATGTTAATTATTTAACAGAGACAACGGAGTCAGGTAAAAAGAGATTGTTTATTGAAGGCACCTTTCTAGTCGGTGACCAAGTAAATCGTAATAATCGAATGTATAAAATGGATACATTACGAAATGAGGTTAAACGCTATAACGAAGAGTATATTAAGACTAATCGGGCATTAGGTGAGTTAGGACATCCTGACACACCATCAATTAACCTTGAAAGAGTATCACATAAAATTGTAAAATTAGACGAAGATGGTAATACATTCTACGGCAAAGCACAAATTTTAGAAACACCCTATGGAGAGATTGTTAAAAATTTCATAGAAAATGATGTTAGTATCGGTGTATCATCGAGAGCTTTAGGCTCTGTGGTACAATCTAAAGAAGGATATAATTTAGTGCAAGATGATTTAAAACTTGCAACCGCAGCTGATATTGTTGCTGACCCTTCAGCTCCAGGTGCTTTTGTTAATGGCATAATGGAAAATAAAGAATGGATGTTTGTCGAAGGACGATTTGTTGAATCAGATTTTGACCATGCTAAACGAACAATAAAGAGAGCTTCTGCTAGAGAAATCGAAACTGTTGCTTTAAATTTATTCGAAACATATTTACGAAAACTTTAAAATTATAAATAGAAAAATACACAAGGAGAAATTCTAATGGCAATAAACAAATTAATGGAAGCGGCTGCAGATATTCTTGCTCAAAGCAAGCGTAACGCAGGCTCTATGCCAATGCAAAAAATGGCTGGCTCAGAGGTCGAAGATTTAGGAGGAATGGATAATAAAACAGC